TGACCGAGATCAGATTCCACTCGGCCCACTGCAGCTCCGGGTAATCCTCGACCGGGTAGACGTGATGCACCGTCGTTGCCTCGACGCGCCGGCCGTACCGCAGCGCCTCACGGCACAGGCCTTTGTCCCGGCGAAGGACGCGCGCCCGAAGCGCCAGCCATCGCTTGCTCTTGTAATCCATCGGCAAAAAGAAAAGCGCCGTGACCCTGAACGGATCGCGACGCATCTGCCAGCCGGCTATCACCTCGGCTGCATAACAAAAGCGCCAAACGATCCGACCATCATGGTCAAATCATTTGGCGCTGGCACTAGCACGTTGGCTTTGGCTCTGGCTCGTATTTACGTTTACGACTGTCGCTTTTTTGCAGTGCTTGCAGTAAAGCGGGAAGTCGATCAACCTGGATGTCGGCAGCACTCGCTGCTGCGTCGGCCTGCCGCATAGTGGGCAGATCAGTTTGTCATCCGCTGACACTAACAGTATATCACGCACAGTTTTGTTTTGCAAGACTTTTATCCACCCTTTCCGTTATTTATTGATTGTTTCGAGCCGAAAATGTTTATCCCGGTTTGATTTTTGACCCAGCCGAAAGTGTATCCAAAGTCGCCGTACCGGTTGTCTTTGCGCTCGGCTGACAGCTGCACAACATTGTCCGGCGGCTCATATCGTTCGCCCGGTTCCAGTGTCCGCTCCAGTACGACAGGCTGCGCAAGTCCCTTTGACGGTGTATACATTCGCGCCTGCCATCTTGCCCGGCCGGTCTTCCGCGGCTCCTTTGTCATGTACATTGCGACCTTATGATAGCAGTCGATCTCGTAATGCCCCGGCCCTTTGTCCGGACCGAACATTTCTATATACTCGGACAGTTGCAGCGAAGGACTGCCCCGGATCGGCCGCAGGCCAAACTGGCGGATCGTCTCAATGTCCATGCTGCCGTATAGCCACAGCTCACGGATCAGTTCCGCATTGCCGCCGTCTGCGGGCAGGATCATGTGATGATGGATACGCTTGTCGCCGTGCTCACCCTCTATGACATACACATAATCATAGGGCAGGCCGCGCGCTTTGCGCGCCGGCCGGTATCGCGCGAAGAATGCGCGCAGCCGCCGGGCGGCGATATCATAGTTCGGCGGCAGGAAATCGTCCGCATAGGTCGTGGTGACGAACAGATCGTCCAGCGTGAAATTTGCCTCAATCAGATGCTCCAACTTTTGCACGGATGATTTGTCGTTGAGATACTGTTGGTATGGAGCCGTCTCATCGGCGCGGCCGGAGCGTTGCCCGGTCGGCGGCCGGATCGATGCGCTGTCAATCGCGCGGTAGCACGGACCGGCATAAATCTCTTTGATCGTGCGCGAATAAGGGATCGCAATCACCTCCTATTTGTGTTGGCTCGCCGCGTAGGGGGACGCGGCGAGCCTATATCAAACCGGCCCGTTCCCCGCAACAGCTGCCATGGCAAGCAGCTGTTGCCATAAGTCCATGAAATATAGCAGCCGGTTGATATCAGATCGTCAGCGTCTGCGTTTATGCTGCCGCGCCGGTTTGCTATAGTGCGTCGGCAAAATAAACTCGTTGCGCAGATCAAAGGGGACGAAGGCGTCGCCGCAGGCGATCCGAAGGACAGAATCGATCCGCTCCTTGTGGAAGTCCGCCTCTTCGCTGCCGTTCCATGCGGCCCGGTGCGCATCGTCAAGTTCTGCGACCTTGGCCGCAAGCCGCCGCATCCGCTCAGGCCCGAAGCCGAATTCGAGCGCCAGCGCACAGAGGATCAGATCTGCGCCCTTCTGCACTCCGGCGTTAAACGCATTGGCCATGCCGCTGCGTCTGGCCTCATCCATGCGCGTCAAAAAATCAGCCATCGTCTGCACCTCCGGGCTGCGTCTCGCCCAGCATCGTATCGCCTACGACGCAGATCTTTGCACACGCGCTGCGGATGCTTTTAACAACAAGCACACCCACCACGATCCACTCGATCAGCGCCGCCAGTGTCAGAATCTCAATAATCATGCTGTTCCTCCTTTACCGTCCGGGCAGCGCCAGCCTCGGCGGCCAGAGCTGCCTGTCATACCGCATCCACAGATCTGCCGCCTCATTGCGCTGGATGCCGAGCGCCATGAGCCGCTTGATGTACCGTCGTCTCATTTTTTCTGTTTCCTCCTGTAATAGCTTCGCCGCGCGGCCTCCCGTGATTGCTCCCGGTGCAGTCTCGCCCAACGACCGGAAACGGACAGCTCAGGCCACGCTTCCGCCGGTGAGATCTCCACGCATTCGTCCGGTCGGATAATCACGCGCTTTCCGGCGCGCTGGAGGACATAAAAGTATCTGCTGCTGTACGGGTCGTTCAGCCTGTCCGCCACAACGATCTCACAAACTGCGGGAGCCAGATGCGGGTAGATGGGAATGTGCCGCTTGATGCGGATCACGACGCGCTTGTCGGCGTCACTTATCATACTCGATCACCCCGTCGCAGACGCGCTTGACGTGCCGGTATCGAATAACAGCATTGGTTAGATTGGAGACCAAAGAGTAATGGGCAACAAATGCTGCTGCGCAGTCCTGTAACGAAAAGGCTATTCGCGCGCAATGGTATGTAATCCCTTTTGATTCGGCGATTGCGGCCGCCTCGTTGCGGGACAGTCCCAGCCGCCCCATACATAGTTTGATAAACCGTTTACGCGTCATCGTTTACTCCTTTCCGTTCGTCCCCGCGCCGCAAATGATTGTGTCCGGCAATCTGTCCTCTACGCTGATCCACTGCGGCACCTTCTCCCGCAGCACCGCATTCTCGGCTTCTGCCTTTTCGATTTGAGCCCTCTGCTCTTCTATCAGCGCCCGCATATACGCGACGGCCCCATTAAAATTCTGCTCCTGTGAGCGCGTTACTTTTGCCGGCTTTATAGCGTATCGCAACGCCGTGTTGTCGGCGGAAAGCCATCTGATTATCTTCCCAGCCTCGCGAATGATCGCGCAGCCGTGAATGCCGCAGTTATGCTCGTGGCCACAGCCCAGACAGGCAAGGCTGCCTGTCTGAACCGCGAGTGCGTCCAGTGCGCACAAGATTTCATCAGTTGTCATCCGGACACCTCCAATTCCATAAGTTTTCTTCGGATGAAAGGCATGAGCAGAATCACACTTGCGGCCAGATGGAACACCGTCGGCGCATTCTCACACCGATCCAGCAGATGCGCAAACAACGCCGAGTAGCTCCACCCCTGTATGTACGTGCCGCGAGATCCGCTTGCCGCAAAAAGCTTTGTGCCCTCAGCGTAGTCGGCGATCTCGTTGATGATTTCACGCCCGCGGGCAGTCGGGATATAATCTGGTTCGGAGAGTTCGTTTTCCAGCAGCTCGACCATAAGATCGACCATGTCGTTTCGATCTTTTATCATGCGTCGTCCTCCTCCGGCAGCCGCACCCAACTAGTGCAGACTGAATCAATTTGTGCGCCACCGGCCCGGAAATGCCACACACCCAATACGGCGTCATAGACTGCGTTGGAATGCAGCACAGTACCGCCACAGTCAAAGCTGCACCAGTAGTGGCCGGATGCAGGCGGCTTTCCGGTGCGCCACTTCGGCGGCTGGTCGGATTCAAGCGTTTCCGACAGCGGAACGACCGGCCACGGCTGGTCGATGTTGCCGACGATATAATCCGCGGAGCACTGCAGCTGCTTGGATACCTTGGCCACGTCGACAAAGCGGGGTTCCAGATCGTTGCGGTAAAAACCGCGATGGTCAAGATCTCTCCCTGCCGCCCAGCTGCGCAGTTCCTTGACCGACACCGAAGAATAGGATGAGATATCGATTTTCGTTTTGTCCGACAGCCCGGCGGCATCGGCGGCAGCAAGCCAGCGCTTCGCCTCCGCAATAAACGCCTGTTTGACCTTATCCGCGGCCTTTTTGGCTGCTGCTTCTTCCTTGTCTTTTCTCTGCTGGTTGGCGGCAGTGCGGGCCGCTTTCGCACGGCTGCAAATACTGTCGCAGGCGTTGTATCCGCCAGCCGTTCGACCATTGCGGCAGGTCCAGCAGCATTTTGAGCCTTGGCACATATCGTAGTAATTGCCCAAATCGTGCCGCAGGAATGCGTCTCCGCGAGCAGACGGGCAGGTAAGGCCATCGCCGGCCGGGCACACACCACAGGGCAGCCACTTCGCCCCGGCTTTTGCGCGCTCTCCAATTCTTTGGACAACTGCGGATGCCGGAAGATCGTCCTTGCTCATGCGAGGGAACAGGCCTGCCAGCCGATCCTGCAGCCCGCCGTCGAGCCGGCTCAGCTCCAGCGCCTGCGCATCGTTGAGCGTTCCCTTGCGCCACATATCGAGCAGCGGCGCCCGGAGGTTTGTCTGAATGGCATGCAGATTCGCCAGCTTCGTCCGGCTGATCTTGCAGGCCTGCGCGACGTGGTCGCGCATCCGGCCGGGGAATTCCACGCCCTGCTCCTTGAGCTGATACAAAAGCTCCTCCACGCGGGCGGCCTGCTGGGCCAGCTCCGGCGAGGACAGAACGCGCGATGTGGCGTTCGCCCAGATCAGTTCCAGTTCCTCCATTTCCGCGCTCTGCGGGCTGCGGATGAAACAGGGAACCATGCGCAGATCCTTGCGACCCTCCTTGACCAGCTGCCGCACCGCTTCGCATCGGCGATGCCCGGAGATAATGCGGTATTTATCGCCGTCCGCCTTGCAGACGCTCGGCGGGTCGAGAATGCCGGAAATCTCAATGCTGCTCTTGAGATCGTCAAGATCCTTTTTGCCGACCTTGTAAAAGTTTTTTTCGTTGGCCTGCAGCTGGTCAATGTCGATCATTTTGACCGTTCGGTCAATGTCCGATTTGGACACGGCTGCGGCGTCTCCGAACAGCGAGGTGATATCAAAGCCCTTAGCCATTGATCAATCCCTCCTGCGACAGATACTCGCGGACGAAGCGGCGGTAATCGATGCCGGTCGCAGACTTGGGGGAGAAAACCGTAATCGGAGACCGGTCGAAGGTCGAGCCGTCAACCTTGCCGCTGCGGCGGATCACGCGCTGGAACACCGGCAGGCCCTGCACACTGCGCAGCTGCTGCTCGGCGGCGTCAACGCCGTCCGCCCGTGTCCGCATGGTGATGAGCGCACCGGCCAGCCGGAGCTTGGGATTGATGCGCTGCATATTCTTGATCTGCGCAAGCAGGTTGTCCATGCCGAGCAGAGCAAAGGCGTCCAGCTTGATCGGGATGATGACTTCATCCGCCGCGCGAAGTGCGCAGGCCGCCGCTGCGTTGAATGCCGGCGGGCAGTCGAAGATCACAAAATCATACGCTTTGTCTTCGCGGACCGCGTCGACCAGATCGGACAGCGCCCGCGCGTGAACGCGCCCTTCGCCGGGCGCAGCCAGCAGCTGCGACGCATCGAGGGCCATCAGGGACGCATCCGCCGGCAGAATGTCGACGCCTGCGGACATGGCTGTCCATGATATGTAACTCTCGTACTCCGGATAGACCGGATCAGTCAGCAGTTCCGACAGGGTGCAGCACCCCTCTTCCGGGCCGACGAACCACGTCAGATTGCACTGGCTGTCACAGTCGACCAGCAGCACCTTTTTGCCGTGGTCACGCGCGAGGATCGCAGCCATGTTTGCGGCGGTGATTGTCTTGCCGACGCCGCCTTTCAGGTTCATAATACAAATTGCTTTCATGTTGTCCTCCGTTTTTCAAAATGGAATTTCCGAATCCGGGATATCGATAGGCCCCCATTCGCCCGGCTTCATGGACGCCTGCTGATACCGCGGCTTCGTGGGCTGCGGCATGGAGCCATGCTGCGGCTGACTGGAGCTGCGGCGGAAGGTCTGTGTCTGGCCGTCGAAGTCCAGCTTGACGCCGATGTTGCTCTCGCCCTCCTTGTTCTTTGCCACGCGCAGCAGGCGGCGGCTGTTGGGTGCGTCCTGGTCTTCGCGGTACAGGAGCATGACCACGTCCGCGTCCTGCTCGATCTGGCCGGATGAGCGAAGCGACGACAGCGTCGGCGGCGGGATCTTGCCGCTTTTGCCGCGCTCCGGGCGCGACAGCTGCGACAGCGCAATGATGGGAATGCCGGTCTGCCTGCCAAGCTGCTGCAGGTCGCTGGAGATCTGCGAGACGTTTTCGTAATCGCTGGCGTAGCGCGAGGATCTGACCGGCTTGATCTTTTGCAGATAATCGACCACGATCAGGTCAAAATGCCGTGACAGCGCCCAGCTGCGAATGTCCTGCACGGTCATGCCGCTGGCCTCAATCAGCTGGAGCTTCGGCCCGGCAAGCCGCTCACTGATTGCCGCCATCGTCTCCCAATCGCTTTTGTTGAGCGTGTTCAGCTTGAGCTTTGCCAGCCCGATCTGCGCGACCGATGCGACAATGCGGTCATAGAGCTTGTCTTTGTCGGTTTCGTAACTGAAAAAGCCGACTTTCTTTTTCTCGGCCATGCGAAAGGCTGTGCTGAGGGCAAAGGTGGTTTTGCCGTCCGAGGGATAACCGCCGATGACGACCATATCGCCCGGCCCTGCATAAATCGCGTCGTCCAGCTCCTGAATGCCCCAGCGCAGATACTCCTTCTTGACGTCCGGATCATGCCGGGAGAAAAAGTCCTGATAGGCCTCGGCCATCGTCGCTGTCCGGACGCCGGGGCGGCTGACCATGATCGCGTTTGCCCGGTCGAGCAGCTGCGCAATATCGTCCTCGGATTCCGCACCGAGAATTTCTGACGCGAGATCCTTGAGCGACATGAGCCGCGCCCGCTGCTTTAAGATCCGCACATACTCGCCGACATTGGCCGCCGTCGGCGTGGTCTGCATCAGCTTGGACACAAGATCATACATGGCCGTGTTCTTCCCGCCGCCCGTGACCTCGGCCAGCACCGTGACCGCGTCGATCTTGCGGTTGTCGGCATACAGGTGCGTGATCGCGTCGAAGATCATGCGGTATGTCGGCTGCGTGATGTACTCCGGCCGGACCTCGGCCAGCACCGCGCCAACACAGCGGCTGTCGATCAGCATGGAGCCAAGCACGGACGCCTGCGCGTCCAGCAGGTTCTGCTGATCCAGCGCTGATCTGTCTACAGCCATCGCGTCCCCTCCGTGTCGACCGTGCGCGAAGGCGCGGCCGGAACCGGCTTCCGCTCCTCATCCGTCCAGCGCTGCTGGTTGAGATACGTCGAAGCGTGTGGGATGCCGATGCCCCTCTGCCACTCCTCGGACGCCATCTGCTGCACAAGGCAGACGGCAATGTGGTCGATCAGCGCGTCGTCCGGCTGGAGCTTATCCCAAGCCCGGATCGCGGCCTGCCGTCCCTCCCCGCGGGGATAGAATTTCCAGAAGCCCTCAAAGCGCTCCGGCTTCCAGTCGGCCGTCGCCTTCGGCTCCGTTTTGCGCTTTTTCGGGCGCTGGCCCCCTTGGGGGGCTTTAGGGGGTTTATCTTGTATATTATCTAAATCATTATATATACCTCCACTTTTTTGCGGAGGGGGGGTGGACTTTTCGGTGGAGGGGGGTCTCCGCAATTCTGCGGAGGGGGGTAGCGGCAAAGTCTGATAGATTCTCCGCATGGTAGCCCCTGTTTTGGGATCGTTGGACAGCTGGATCACGATGTATCCGGCGTCTGCCAGCGCGGCCACCAGACGGCTGACCGACTTCGCGTTCCACTTGTGCCCCTCGGCCAATTCCTGATTACTGGCGTCGCAGTAACCCTCTTTCCCGACGAAGTGCATGAGCGTCGTGATCTCGCCATAGAGCAGCTTCGCGTTCGCGCTCAGCGCATCGTCATAGAGCACCGGGGCCGGGATATTGGCCCAGTAGGCCCGCACCTGTTTTTCTGCCAAAAATCATCACCTCCGCCCCTTGCATTTTAGGGAAACTCATGGTAAGATATAAATGCTTTCATGTTGTCCATTTCGGACGACAGTGACCGTGCAGCTGTTCCAGCAGCTGTGCGGTCATTTTTTTGCTTTCTGGAGCTTGTTCTGATAGGCACGGATTTCTCCCTCCTTGCGCGTGGTGTAGTTGTTGCAGGCCCGCTTGATCGTGCCGAAATAGCAGCCCTTTGTAAACTGCGCCGTCTTTTCGTCGTAGATAAAAGTCGCGTGATCGAGCTTGCTGCGCGTACCGAGGACGATATACCGGCCCGGCGATACCTTGGACTGTAACAGGATGTCATATCCGTCGAATTTGTTGGGAACCATAAAAAATACCTCAGATCATACTGTAATTGGCCAAAACCGGGAACACGATTGCGACAAACGCAATCCCGCCCAGGATCAGCGCGTTGTTGAATGCTCGGAACATGTCCATACCTCCCTCCTGCGAGATAGGACGGAACGCTTAACGCTGGCGGTATGTGACAGCCATTGCGTACTTGATAATGTCCTGCAGCTCCTCCACGATCCGGTCATACTCCGGCCGCTCCTGCTCATCGATCACGCCGTCTCTGGCGATTGCGATCAAGCGCCGGTCCGTCTTGTTGTCTGCGAACGCATAGACCGCGTCCAGCAGCTGCAAAACCGCTTCTGGCAGAGCCAGATCACCGGTGTCCGGGATCAGACGCTGCGCGATCTCACTGGTCTGCCGCAGGTGCTGATAACACAGATACTGCGCATCGTAGATCTCCGACATACGGACGACGGTGTCAGAATTGGGCACACGCTCGCCGGATTCGTATTCGCGCAGGCTGCGCACGTTGATCGGGATCTTTGCTGCGGCGGCTTCCTGCGTCAGTCCGCGGGAGATCCTTGCCGCCCGGTAAATATTCTGCTGCATCCATACCTCCATCGGCAGCACTTCCGCCGCCATACACCCGGCACCGGGGCCGTCTCGGCCTTGCCCGTGCCGGTCAAACCTGATACCATGTCACCATGGATACGTGATCGCCTCGCGCACATCTTCAATCGGCACCGTCAGGCACCGCAGAAGCCGCAGCGTCTTATCCATGTACCGCGTCGGCGAATCCATCAGCCGGTAAAGCGTCGCCTGGCTGACCATCGCATAGGTGCAGGCCTGCTCGATCGACACGTGCTGCGCGGACATTTCGCCGCGGATACGCATCCGGAGCAGATAATCGGTATTCCGGTCGACCTTAGCCTTTGCCATGTTCCGGCCCTCCCGAGCGCCAAACCACGCTGTCGCCATCATTCAAGTACCTGCAAATGTCGCGCTTGAATTTCTCGCCGTTGCCGTGCTTGCACATCGTCCGGTAAAAAACATTGATGATATAAGTCGCTGCGATCAGCAGATCCATATAGCTGCCATGTAGGTCCACAACGCTGTTTGATACGCCGTCAATGCCGATCTCAACATGCAGGCGGGGCTTGCTGTCCTTGCCCATCTGGTGCATCCTCCTCTCTGTACAAATCGTCGATCGTGCAGTCTAAGGCATTGGCCAGCAGAGGAAGCAATGCTGCGGCCGGATAGCCGTCTCCGCGCTCCCATTTGCCAACGGCCTGATAGCTTACGCCTACACGCGCAGCGAGTTCGTTTTGCGACAGGCCTGCACTCACACGTCTACGTCTTAAACCTCTCGTTGTTCTCACCTCCGTTCGCAACCTTAGGTTGTATTTGCATTATAACGCTACTTTTAGTTGCTGTCAAGCCCTTTTTTATTGCAAGCTGCAACTATTAGTTGTAATATTTTCATAGGTGATGCTTATGTTTTGTGATAACCTTCGTGCTGCACGAAAAAAAGCTGGCTTTAGCCAGCGCGAAATTGCCGAAAAGCTGTATGTCTCGGCACAAGCTGTTGGCAAATGGGAACGTGGAGACGCTACGCCCGGCCCAGATGCAATTATGCAGCTGGCTTCAATCCTCAACGTGTCGGCAGACGAATTGCTAGATGTGCAAATAAAAAAAGGCCCTGCCGAGCTTCACGCCGACAAGGCCCAAAAGGCATATAACATTATTCGCTCACTGCCGGAGGACAGGCAGACTGAGGCGCTTCGCTATCTTGAGTTTTTAGAGCAGCAAGGTAAGTAATCAGCCGGTCGAGATCGGCGTCCGATAGGTTGCATAAGCGATCAAGCAAGTCTTCCATTGGCGTCCGTCCTTTCTTTATCTAGCACTCTTATATTTTAGAACAGCTGTTCGTATTATGCAAGAGAAGAAATTAACAAAAATTTGTCGATAAATTGGAGGGGTTGACATGACCCGCATATGGCGCAGGGTGCTGCTGGTGCTGGTATGCTGCGTATTTGCTGCCGTCGCATGGTTTGGAGCGCTGTCCCTCGCCGGAACGATATCCGCCGTCCGCTCCTATCAGGCCTCGCCCGCGGAGATCCGGGCCGCTGCGGATGTAGCTGTTCTGCCCGCCGCAGATCCGCCCTTTACCGGGAGCGATGAATACACCGAGGTGGAGCAGGCCGAGGCTGCGGAACGCTATTATGCCAGCATCGGCGGCGATCCGCTCGCCGTAGAACCGCTGGAGCCGATCATCGGTAAATTTGTATCCTATATCCCCGGCACGCTGCCCGCCGAGGCTCCGCAGATCTCCGCCTCGACGAGCGAAAACGTGCAGACATTTATCGTAAATACATCCAGCGGCGTTTTCCATCTGGCCAGCTGCTACCACATCCGCCAGATGGACTATGCAAACCGCAGCAGCTACACCGGCACCCGCGCCGAGGCAGCCGCTCTGTATACACCGTGCAAGGATTGTAATCCGTAGGAGGCTGCCATGTATTGTAATAAATGCGGCAAAGAGATCGACGACGAGGCTTTGATTTGCCCGCACTGCGGCTGCGGCACTGTGAATTACGTCCGCGACCAAGCAAAGGCGGAGGCCCGTGTGCAGGCGCAGCCCGCACCGGGGCAGAAGACGCGCACGACTGCGCTGTTGCTCTGTATCTTTCTCGGCGGCCTCGGCGCTCATCGGTTTTACGTCGGCAAGATCGGCACGGGTATTTTGTGGCTGCTGACACTCGGCTTCGGCGGTATTGGCACGATCGTTGATTTGATCTGTATCATATGCGGCACATTTACGGATGAATTTGGACATACGCTCTACGACCCGCGCGTCCGCATTGTGTCAAATTCCGACACCACTGGCGGTAATGCTTCCGGGGCTGTACCTGCCGCCGCGTACCAGCCCGCTGTTATGACGCAGGAAGAATATGACGAGGCCACAAAAGCACCGCGCACTGTCCGCAAGATCGTTCTGATCGTACTGGCCGTTGTCATTCTGCTTTATATCATATCGTCGTATCACCCTGAATTGTTGGACATATTCCGGCGTTGATGCTTGCCCGCGCCGGTTGCCGAACACCGGCACGGGCTTTTTATTTGCGCAGGCGACTGGGAGCCGTCTGTGATTCCATCATGGTAAATACAGGATGGCTTTGTAAAGCCCTTGGAATGGGTTTTGCGCAAAAATTTTCCACCATGCGCGTGGTTTTTACATATGGAGGGATGGTTTTTGTCGGAAAATTTGTGGGAAACGTGTCGAAAAGCAAAGGATACGATGCAGCCGCGAAAAACGAATCAGGATATCGCCGATGAATCAGGGCTGTCCGTCAACGCCGTCGGACAGTTTCTGCGCGGCGAAACAAAAAGCCCGTCCGTCGATACGGCCGGGCCGATCTGTGCGGCACTCGGTGTATCCATGGATGAGCATTTCGGGGTGGAGGCTCCAGCGGAGGACGATACATCAGAGGTCGAGCGCCTGCGGCTCCAGCTGGAGAATGCAGAGCGCGTGAACGCGATCTATGAAAAGGGTCTCAAGCGCAAGAATGTGCAGTTCTGGGTATTATCGGCCATTGTCCTGATTGTGCTGCTTGCCCTGCTGGTCGACCTGTGCAATCCGAATGTCGGCTGGATCCGCGCAGCCTTTACGTCGCATATGGAGGTGTGGCCCGCTTGAAAACACCAAAGCCCCGCAAGCTGAAATCCGGCAGCTACTTCGTCCAGCTCCGCCTCGGCGGGGAAAGCATTCCGATCACACGTGCCTCAGCCCGTGAATGCACGCTGGCCGCGATTGAAGCAAAAGCGGCGTATTTGGCCGGCAGGCAGATCAAGTCGAAGTCCGACATGACCGTCGGTCAGCTGGTGGACGCTTACATTGCGGCGCGTCCGGTCAAAACCTCGCCGTCGACGATCCTTGGATACAAGCGATACCGGAAAGACCGCTTTGCCGGGCTTATGGAGCAGAAGCCGCAGCAGGTAAAGGACTGGCAGGAAGTCATTGATGAGGAGCTGCAGCACGTCACCGCGAAGACCGTCAAGAATGCCTGGGGTCTCGTTGCGGCCTCACTGCGTTTCGCAAAGCTGACAGTCCCGGAGATCAAGATCCCGCAGATCATCAAAAAGCCTACTCCGTTCCTGCGCTACAACGAGATCCCGCCGCTGCTGAAAACCGTCAAGGGCCGCCCGGAGGAGCTGGCGATCCTGCTGGGTCTGCACTCGCTGCGCAGCTCGGAGATCTTCGCCGTGCGCCCGCAGGACATTGACCTGCAGCACGGGCTGATTCGCGTATCCGGTGCAGTCGTCATGGGGTCAGATGGCTGGACCCGAAAGGACGAAAACAAAAACGAAAGCAGCCAGCGGAATATCCCGATCATGATCGACCGCGTCCGGGAGTTGGCCGAAGATCTGACCGGCGAGACGGCAGCCGGAATCAATCCGTCGTATCTGCAAAAGCACCTGCACATGGACTGCATCGAGGCCGGTGTGACGGATATCTCTATCCACGGCCTGCGGCACTCCTTCGCATCCCTCTGCCACCATGCCGGCGTCAGCGAGTTACAGTGTATGGTCTGGGGCGGCTGGGCCGACAATCAGACCATGCACAAGATCTACACGCACATCGCAGAGGCCGACGAGACAGATGATCTGCGCCGTATGCGCAGCCTGTTCGCCCCGCAGCCAGAGGGCGAAGCCCATTAGCAAATCCATTAGCACGCGACTTTATAGTTTTTGATAAACTCTTATTTTTTACGATAAAATGTTATGATTTCGTTCCTGTTAAAAATCGTAAAAAATCAGAAAATCCGTTGATATGCAAACAAAACCCGCAGTTTTACCAACTGCGGGTTTTGTTTTTACATGGTGGAGCTGAGGGGAATCGAACCCACTGTTATGTACGCAAAATGACCATATTCCAGTCATATTCAATGCAAGTTAGCGAAGCTGTTAGCATTCGTGTCAGGATTGGACACTGCGCTTTGCGATATGCTCATAATACTCCATCAGCTTCCGCTCCGGGCCGGGGCCGTCTTTGTCGAGCAAAAACGCTTTGGCGAGGGCTGCGTAGAATTCCGGGCGGTTGAGGCCGAATTCTACCGCGACGGGGTAGTAATCCGAGTACATCATGTTCATGGTCACGCCCCACGCCCAGTGCGGGATTTCATGCTCTGGGATGCCCATGCTGTCCGCAATGGCCGTTGTCTGCTCCATCGTCCAATGCGGGCCGGTCGATCCGTCTGCGTTCTGCATCCTGTCCGCCCACTGCATGGCCTCTTCGCGCTCGAAGTGTTGTGCGTAAGTGCTCGGCTTATCGCTCAGCTTGTCAGCTGCGCAGATCGCGTCCATCAGCATTGTGCAGTTACTGACGCTTCTGCAGGAGATGGGCGCGGCCATCTCCTTTTTGAGCGCTTCGTGCAGCTTGCTCTTGTACGCTGCAATCTCATCCATGTCAGCACCTCATGCGAGCTTGAGCAGCCCCGTGCAAAGCTCGATCACGGAGCCTGCGGCCGTGCTGTCGGTCGTCGCCACGAGCGTGAATGTATGATTGACGCAGCAGCAGCACCCGGACAGCTCCAGATCCGTCTCCGTGTGGATCTCCGCATTGCCGGATGCCGGCAGCGTGACGCGCTTGAGCGTGCAGGGCAGCGCGACGCCGTCCATGTACCACTGCAGGGTCAGGACGCCCGCGGCCGTCGCCGCGATGACCGCATCTGCGGCCAGATGATACAGGCCGATCTTGACCGTGTCGTAGCTCTGCGGCTCGACCTGGATGGACGAACCGGAATTGACGACCTTTGCCCCGGCCAGCGTCAGCACGTTTTCGCTGTCTGCCGCGAGCAGTTGGGGCGCGTTATTAAAATATCGGACGCAGGATTTTTGATACGCCCGATTTCCATTGCCGTTATTACAAGCCATTTTCATTACTCCTTCCGTTTGGGCTTATGTGAAGGGGCATTATGCCCCGGATAGCTATATCAGGATGGGTCCGCGTCAGCCGCCGCAGCCGCACGGATTGCAGGGCGGGTTCTGGTAGTACCGGCCCAGCTGGCCGAGGATGTACTGCGACTGCATGTAGTCGTTGTTCGCGGCTCTGCTCTGCGCGAGCTCGTCGCGCAGGCGCTGGTTCTCCTGCTGCTGCAGGAGCGTTCTGGTCGCCTCGCCCTCGGCGTGGATGGCCGTCTTGATCTCGCACGCGTTGATGCTGGAGTTGTAGTTGACGCCGTCGATCGCGCGGAGAATGTCGCAGCAGCACTTCTGCTGCACAGAGATGCCGCTCTCCGTGACGGACTGCAAATCGCGCAGCTCGCCGAGGATGTTGTAGGCGTTGTCCTTGACGGCGCTTGTGACGTCGTACGCGCCCTGACGCGTTGCGGCCACGCCCTCGTTGTTCTGGCGCTCCAGAGCCGCAAAGTCCGTTGCACGCTGTACGTCGGCCTGCGTCGCCGGGGCACTCTCGCCGCTGCCGCCGAAGCCTCTGCCCGCGAAGAGCAGGAAGAACAGCGCGATCAGGATGACAATGCCCCATCCGCCGAAGCCATAATCCTTATCCATGGTTTTCCCTCCTTTCTGGGTGGAATGAAATTTGATAGGCGCTTTCGCGCGGTATCACTTGCCGATCTGGCCGACGAGCTCGCCGACCGTCTTGTTTTTGTTTGCCTCGAACCACGCCTCAAAGCCTGGCTGCGAGGCCAGGAAGCTAAGCACCATCTGCGGGCTCTGCCCCTGCAACGTCGTCTTCGCTGTCTGCAGCAGACCGTTCAGCAGCTTGTTTCCCCCGCCGTTTCCGCCCATCAGGGCCATAATCGGATTTTGCATTGAGCTTTCCCTCCAGTTCTTCGATTTTCCCGGCCATGCTCTGCAGGCCGGCCGTGATCTGTTTCAGCTGCTCCTGCAGCTGGTTTGCCGCCTTTTCCTCTTCTGTCGGCTCCGGGAAGATCCGGAACCGCGCGATGGTCTTGGCCGCCATGCTGTCCGTGCGGATGTAGTACAGCAGGTTCTCGGTCTCGTGCAGCGCGAGCGCGTTGTCGTTCGGCTGCATCTGCAGGTTGTTGATGCTGGCCTCGCTGGCCACGGTCAGCACGCCGAGCTTCGGCGGCTGCGGCGGCAGCTGCGGGCCCTGCGGCCGCGGCATGGGCTGCAGCTGGATCTGCTGCGCGCCGTCCATCTCCCAGCGGCCCGTGTACGGGTTGTACGCCATGCGGTATCGCCCCTTTCTGCTACCATTCTAGCGTTTTCCCGTCCCCGCTGGGGGGCATTTGTGTACCATTTGTGTACCATTTGTGGGACATGCGGGCATAGAAAAATCGCCATGAGCCGTTGCTCATGGCGATTTTTCTTTGTCCGTTTTCCCTACCAGGCGGCGGGCGATATTGTAGATGTGCGGCAGGCGGCGGGAGATGGTTTTGCGGTCGACGCCGATCTCGGCGGCCGCGTCCAACTGCGGGAGCCTGCGCACGATATAAAGATTCACGATCTGCTGATCGATCTGATCCAGTATGCCCTCGTCAGTGACGCGCTCCCAGTCGCTGCGCGTGAGGTGCTGAAGCTCCTTCGGCAGAGCCAGCCGCGCAGTTATTTGCTGTCACTCCCTTCGGCCCGCCGCCTGGCGGGGGCTTACTTTTCCTTGTGCGTCAGCACGGCGATATTGCCCTTGTTGCTGACTTCGAGATCCAGCGCAGCGGCCAGATCGCGCACCTTGACGTAGTTCGTGCCGTCTTTCAGGATGCGTTCAACGGCGACTTCCTTGCCGTCCACGATGATCTTGCTCTTTTCTACCATTTCGGTCTCCTCCTCTGCATTTTCTCCATCTTCGAGGGCCATCACGGTATGGCCCGAGCTTACCAGTACGTCGCCGCGCAGGAGATTGGCGTCCGTCGTCAGATACTTGCTGCCAGTCAGCAGCTCGAAGTCTCCCGTTGCAGGCCAATCGTGCAGCATGCAGTATGTCGTGCAGCTGTTGCCCTGCTTTTTGTAGAGCGCGGCGACGGCCTCGCAGCCTGCGGCCACGGCGCAGAGCATCATGAGCGCGGAGCAGTCCGTCTCCACTGGCTTTGTGATCTTGCTCACGTCCCACCTGACGGCTCTGGCGGCCTCGTATGCCGTGTTCCGGCCGTCCATGTCGTAGCCGATGTTCGGGTTCTTAATGGCCGCCTCGCACGTCTGCGCGGCCAGCTCGGCCTTTTTGCGGCTCTTGTAGCGCAGGATGCCGAGCCAGCGGCCATTGTACCAGTTGGAAATATTCAGCTCCCGCCCGGTCTGGTTGCCGGGCTGCTGGTTGCGGCCGCCTGTTTCACCGAGGCTGGCCTGTCCGATCTTGATGCTCATTTCTGCGCGTCCTCCTTCGTGCCGTTATCAATCGCGTCCTGCGCTTTCTGCGACTGCGTGCCGAAATAGAACGTGATGACCGTCAGGAAGATCGTGAGGAAGTCCTTGCCGGTGATGTCGCCGCGCAGGGCGAGGACGGCAAAGATGATCGTCAGGCCGAGTGTGACGATGGACTTGACGCTCAGAAGATTTCCGAGCCGCTTTTTGATGTTTTCCATGATCAGCCCTCCACCTTGATTGCGCGATTCTCAAATTTTTTGTACGCATCGAGATAGATTTCGTCTTTGTCTCCGTTGTATGTAACCTCATAATACATGCCATCCGGCAATGTCGTGGACAGCAGCGCTTTGAAGTTTTGCAGCGTTTTGCAGTACCACACCACAAAAACCGTATAATCCGTCTGGTTGTTGGTTTTGTCGAGGTGCTCATCCGTGTAGTCCGCGACCATATCGATTGCTTTGCTCAAAAATTTGCTATCGGTGTTAATGCTCATTTTGTACTCCTTTCATTCTACTGGTTCATTTTTCCTTGCGAATACTCGTTTGAATGCCAGCAGGCCAAGCTCTGTGATGGTTGCCCAGCCGGTAAAGCCGAGCACGTCGGACAGGTCGATTGACGCGCCGAGCTCCGGGCTTCGGATGACTGCAATTAGGACGGCGACGGTTTTCAGCGCGCAGGCCCATACAATTACCGTCGTGATGAGCTGGAGCAGATACAAAACAATGGTTCGCGCCATTTCGCCCTTGCTCCACTTGCCTTTTACCCGCATATCTGCCTCCCAATTTATTGCGCACTGCTATGCCCGCACTGCGCCTCCAGCTGGTGCAGGAATTTTTTCACGTCGCCGTTTCCGCCCATTTTTTTATACTTCTCTCCGGCGATCAGCCGCTCGGCCATTGGCATTTCCTCGCTCATGATCGTGAGGCGGAGGATTGCCAGATACTGCTCGTTCTGATGCGTCTGCATCTTGTCGAGCTTTTTGTCAATCTCGCCGAGATGCTCATCCTGCGATGTGGCCTTGCCGCGCTTTTTTTGTATCGCGCTTACGACGGCGTTCACTACCGCCGTAAGCGCGGACGAGCCGAGCACGGCGCAGACGAGGGTGACGATGATAGTCTTGGTGTCCATGGCTATGTACCTTCTCCCGTGATCTTCTTCCACCCGTCCGGGTTTACGAACGGGGTCCAGACGTTGGCGGCGAGCAGGGATTCGTAGAGCTCGTCCCGCCACCAGCCTTTTTCGCCTTTGGAGAATGCAAGGCCGGCGGTGATGGTCTCGGGGATGATGCGGAAGCCCTGCTTGTAGGCGATGTCTTCCCAGAGGGCCGGGGCGGCGTCCGGGGTGTTCTGGGCCGTGTCCCAGAGGTCGGAGGCGGCGCGCTTGATGGTGCCGCCCCAGTTGATGCGCGTGCCGGCTTTGACGAGGCTGCCGGAGCCGGTCAGGCGGGTGAAAAGCTCCGGCGCGAGACTCGCGTCGGCGTCAGTGAGACTGGCGGCGCTTTTGACGATATAGGGGCGCAGCGCCCGCGCCCGCTCGGTGTAGGTGCTCATGTTATTCCGCCTCCCCAAGTAAAATTTTCGCCGCGTTCTCTGCATCTGTGAGTGGCAGTGCCGCACCCATTTCCTCATAGCTGCCCTCCGGCTCCGTACCTTTCAACGTGTAACCGGGGAGATGAAACACCCTGTCAGAAAGCACCTGATGCTCAGTCCCTTCTTCATCTGTAATAGTCACAGCCATCTTAGCGCAAAATCCTTCTGCCTGATCTTCCTTGCACGGGACATAACAACCGTTGCCGTGCAGTCGGATGGGCACAATACTGTCCGCATACCCGGCGAACGCGCCGTCCTGTTTTACTGCATACATGGCGTCCCTCCAAATTTCTCTTGATAGATTTTCTCCAATCGCTCTGTACTTGCGGTTCTCAACCGATTTTTCCAGTAGCCGTTTTCCTGCCCCGGCCATTTGTCATCCGTAAAGTCTTCACCGCATCCGTTTTTTCTGTACCATCGGTACAGATCGTTCAGCATTTTCTGCCGCTCGGCACCTTCCTGCGTGTTCGGCCTGAAATGTTCCCATCCGTTTTCCGACGTCGCAGCGCATATCCGTCTGCCGTCTGCTGCAAACAAGAACCCTTCAATTTCCGATACCACAGTTCCGTATCGGAGATTAAATTCTCCATCGATGCCATGTCCACGGAACCGCTTGTACACGATATATTCCATGCTTGTGATCCTCATACGCAAAAGCCGGGCGCGAAGCCGAAGGAAGCGCGCGCGGTGCGGTCTTCGACTGTCCCGTCGGTTTTCACATTCTCGAAACCGTCGGAGTTGCTCGCAAGCGGAGAACGGAGCCACCAACGAGCGGCGGCACTCGTTCCGTTGTGCTTGTGCTTTACCTTGCTGTTTCCAGCGGAATAATAGGCGTACTGCGCTTGCTTACTCGCCTCGTTCGAGTTTGCTCTCGAAATGCTCCCGAAAACCTCAAACTCCGAGAGGAGGAAAAAGTAATCCTTTGTCGCCGTGACCGCACTCGCGGATGTGCTATTATTTCCCGTATTGTCCGTGTACTTGGTAACGGATTTTAACACTGCGCGAAGTGCATCAGGAATCACTGCGATCATCGTCCCGGAGTAGTTCGAGAGGCTCGTGCCGCAAATGTTTGTACGCATTTGCGAATTTTCCCATCCGCCGGAGTTCGTTGCACTACTGTTCATAGAGAAATAGCCGGTTGTCGAAACGGGCGAGGTATAGTAACTGTCGCAGAAACACACGTCCGTACCGCCGGAGAGCGCGGTCTTCGCGAGCTGAAAATGAATACGGTTTGTGCCCTCTAGCTCTTGATTGTGATTGAATCCGATGATAAATGCGTAGGTCGTGTAATTCGATAGCGCAAGATGTCCCACTGTTCCATCAAGTATTACTTCCTTTCGGTCGCCGATGCTCCAATAATTTGCGCCTTGTCCCGCGTCGGAAACGGACTTGATAACGCTCCACTCATTGTCGTTGAGCGTAGAGCTCACGAAATAGAGCGACACCGCGTAACTGTCCGTGATAGATACCGTTTTTGTATCAGATGTTTGTCCTCCCAGCGTGGCAGATACGCTCCATGTGCCGGTCTCCGGAACGATAAGTGTACAAACTCCGGTGCTGTCCGATGTTCCGCTGATCGTTTTGGAGCCATTTGTCGCCGTGACGGTCGCACCCGCGGATACCGTTACGACCAGTTGCGGAACGATCCCGGTTTGAATTGCACGAACCGCGCTTGCAAAACCATCTGGGTAAGTCAGCGGGTCGGATGTTCCGCCTTTTTCTCTGATTGCGTCGGCAACTGACGTGAGTTCTATATCGTTCGTTAAATATTCAGTTGCCATCAGAAGCTACCTCCATTCGCGCTAGGAATTGTTTCCGCGCTCCACGCTCCATTGACCACCCGCAAGAATTTACCGTTGTCGGAGGCGGTGACGGTCGGAAGTTCCTTTTTGCTCCACGCCTCTTTATTGTCGCGCACGTTGCCGATGGCCTCGTCGATCTGCGCGCCGGTGTACTGGCTGTTGTACGCCATGTGATCACTCCTTCATGCACAGGAAATCCTCTCCGTCAGCCGTTTTCATGGTCTGCGACTGTCCGGACGGGATAAATCCATAATTGTCATTCCAGCTGCCGTCCGCGCCCTGCGCGAACAGCGAAATGCGGTATTCTCCGTCGCCGGAAAGCAGGAAATCGTCGTAGACCTCAAAGGTGCGCTGCGTGCCCGCCGGGGTCTGTGAGAAGGACGCGATCAAAGCACCCTTCCCGCGGCCCCAATCCTCGCCGGACTTCGTCGCGCGGCACTCGAAGGCCGTGTAGGCGATGTCCGACGAGAAGGAAACGGTGATCGAGTCGAACCCCGAGACCGCCGAGATCTTGTTGCCCGTGATGGAGAATGTCAGCTGCGGCGCGGCCATCAGGCGGCACTCCAGGTCCCGGCGGCGTTCTTGACGAAGACCTTGACGATCTTCGTGCCGTCGCCGGAAGACGCTGCCTCGAGGTCCGCGCCCTTGACAGTGACGTTGATGGCGGTGTTCTTCTTGTAGCCTCCCTCCGTGCCGCTGACGTTGGTGGAGCCGCCCGTCGTCGGGATCTGCGTGCCCGCCGTGTGCAGGCTGCTCGTCGCCGGAACGACGCGAATGGTGTATTCCTCAAAGTCCACGTCGCAGACGAAGGAGAACGCCGCTGCATCGTAGCCCGTGACCTTGGAAATGCGGCTCTTGTCGGGTCCGGTGATGGTCACGGCGGGAATCGTGGAATTGAGCGTGATGGTGTCGCTGACCGCCGCAGATTCATTGCCTACGTCGTCGCGGACCTTGCAATAGATCGTCTTGAGGCCGTCGCCGTCGGGAAGCGTAATGGCCTTTTCTGCCGCGAACGTCTCCCACGACGCAGCCTCTTCCGTCTCCGCCGTCTTCGTGCCCCAGATCTTCATCTGATAGCCCGTCGTTACTTCATCGGAGACGGAGATCTTCGCGGTGACGTTGGCGCTGGTCGCGTACTGTGCGCCGTCATTCAGGATGATCGATAGACCGGCAGGTGCCAGCGTATCGAGTGTTAAATTAAAAAAGCTTGCCATTCGGATTTAACCCCTTTCTTCACTTTTGAGTTCAATGTACAAAAAGCCGCCCGGTCTTTCGTAGATGGTTTCTGTGCCCAAGCGGGCGGATTTGATGCCCATGGAGCCGATGAACAGCGCCAGAATGCGTTTGATTCCAAGTGCCAGCATGTCAGCCCTCCACCAGATACAGCGTCCGCGCGTCCTTTTCGTCCAGCGCGTCATAGTCCGATTTTGTCAGCACGCGGATCTCGTCGATCTGCGCGGATGATATCCCCCCGCCCCCGCCTCCGCCGCCGGACTGCCGGGCTTCGTTGATGGCGGCGACGAGGTTGTCCTTGCTGTAGGTCTTGAGGTCGTTCAGGTCGCCGATCTGCTCCTGCAGCTGCGCCCAGACGGGGAGCGTGGGATCCGCCGAAGGATCGCCGGACGGCTCCACCGCAGGCTGCACCTTGCCGAGCGATACCCAGACGGTCGGCAGCACGACGCCGGAGGCGTTCGTGCCGTACACGCCGACGCGGGCATAGCGCCCCGCCACGGCGAGAATCTCGGGCGGGACGGTCACGGTATCGCCATCCCATTTCGCCGGGAGTACGTCGATGGTGGCCCTGCCGTTTGTAAAGACGGCGGTCTTCGTCAGGCCGTCCCAGTCGGATGAAAACGCGAATTCGACGCTGACGGCCTTCGCCATGCCCGCCGTCAGAAGCTCCGGCGGCGAGCACAGATGCGCGGAGGCTTTGGTGATGTGGATCTGGATCATGTTATTTCGCCTCCTATGCAATCACAGTGCCGTTCACAAGCAGTTTCCCGTCGCTGTTGCACCTTAATGCTGCGTATTTGCTTGCGTTATAGCACAGCCAAACCCTATTTGCAGCCACCCCGTAAAACGGCACATTTGTCGCGCCGATGCTTTCATTCCCGTAAAGTGGCAGCAAGAAATTGCTTTTGACGTACATGCCGTAACTATCTTTTTTGATTCTGTCTGGCGGAGCGCTCTCTCCTCCGCTCCCGCCGCTTCCCGGCGGCCCGACAACGTACTCGACGATATAGCTGCCGGAAATCCGCGCGACCTTGACGCGGTCTCCCGCGGCAAAGGTGGCGGACGTGTTGCATTTATAGTGCTTTGTTGTGGCTTCAGTCTGCCCCTCTAGGATGAGGGACAGGCCATCGTCATAGACCGCGCCGACGGTCGCCAGAAAGTTTTCCGGCAGATTTTCGTCCGGCATGCTGATCGATGATACAAATAAGCTGTTGATGCCCTCCATCAGGCGATCACCGTCCTTTTTGCAGAGTGTGTCATGAGGCTTCCGGCCTGCAGTGTGACCGACCAGCCGGTTTCGAGGTAAATTCCGCCGATTTCGTCGTGCGTCAGGGCGAGGATATCGCCGACGCCGTGCCCCGGCTCATTGAGCGTGTAAAATGTAATGGCGCGCGTAGCAAGCAGCGACTCGTTGCGGCGCTTGTCGGCGTAGGCCTGCAGCTCCTCCTGCGAGGCGATATTGTCTACCCGCTCGACGGAGGTAATGCGCATGCCGCGCTTGAATGTGGATTTCTTGGAGGCCGGATTGTCGTTGACGGCCGTCGCCACCATGGCCGCGTCCATGTCCGGGTTGTTGCAGGTCACGATGAAGACGTTCGGCGCGTCAAAAATGTCCGTTTCGTCCGACCAGTCCGGCCCCGGATGTTTCTCCGGGAGAAACAGGTCCGTCACGCCGTATCGCCAGTCGATGATTGCTGCGGACGGCTCCTGATACGGTTCGAGCCTGCATACGCCGTCGGCGTCAAACCAGAGGCTTTCATAGTTGATCTCCGAGAGCAGCGTGTTGATGATCGTCAGGTAGCTTGTTCCGATTGGCCAGTCTTCGCGGTCTGTCGCCAGCACAGCGGCGTTTGGCGTTGCGATCACGAGCGAGATGCCGCAGTCTGTCAGCAGCTTGCGGATCTCAGTGATGTACGACGAGCCAGCGGCAAGATGCAGGATCGTCTCGGTTTTTTGCGTATACACGCGCCAGCAGCGGTCGTAGGCTTCGATCTCTACGCGCGTGCTGCCCGCGCTTCCTTTTTGGCTGACGGTCGCAGCCTGATAGATGCCGAGGGAGTGCTCCGCCCCGTTTACGATGATCCATGGCCGCAGCTCGTCCGATTCCCACGCCGCTACGGCATTGGGAAGAAAGCTGCCCTTGAGCGTGCCGTGGATGTTCGCGGCGCGGTCGCTCATGATCTGCGGCGGGCTGCCGCTGTCCCATTGCAGCTGCGTGATGGGCGCACCGTTCCGGAGCACGTCGATGCGGTAGCTAACGTCACGGGTCAAGGGTGATCGCCTCCTCTCGGTTCGTGTGCGAGATGGTAAAGGAATAGCGGCGCATGAACTCGTCGCAGTTGCTCTCGAGCGACGGGAGCGAGCTGATGGCCATGTTGCCGTAGCGGTCCTTGAGGCAGACGAGGCGGCCTACAAGGGCCTCGAGCGCAAGGGCGGCGGCCCACTGCGCGTGCGGCCAGGCGCAGGCGACGGACAGGGCGCGGTCACGCTGCTCGCTGCGCTCCTCGACGGGGTAGGCAAGGCCCGCCAGATGGACGGTCGAGACACCGGCCGAGAAGCTGGTGCGGTTGGTGCGCAGCTGCGTTTCGGACAGGCGCATCTCGAGCCAGACGCCGGTCTCGAGGTCGCAGATCATGTTGGTCTCGGGCAGCACTTCGACAGTGTCGGAATTGGACACGCCGTAGTTGTCGCTGTCTGCGTAACAGCCGCGGACGCGGTAGGTCACGCTGCCGATGCTGGTGTGGTCGACGTACTGCTTTTGCGTGGTGCGGGCGATGGCGACTCCGTCCCGCTCGATCAGATAAAAATCATAGCTGCCTGCGGTCTGCCAGGCCAGCGCGGCCTCATGGCTTGCGGTGACGGTCAGTGTGATCGCCTCGCCCTCGGTGTGCGAAACGGGGAGCGCGGCTGCGCTCCACTCGGACCACATGCCGTACTTGTTCTGCACGCGCACGCGGACGGTGTAGCTGCCGTCTGCGAGGTAGACCGGCGAGCGCCATGCTTTCTCCGTGCCGTAGACCGTGCCGGAGGCGTAGCCGCTGGACAGCGTCAGCTGATAGGCTTCCTGCTCGGAGGTCTGCCAGGTGATGCGCGGGCGCGGGCCGGTGGACTGAATGACGATGGACGGTGCGGACGGAGCGTTGATGGCGATAAACTCTGCCTTGTCGCTCCATTCTGACGGCGTGCCGTCTGTGTTGTAGGTGCGCACGCGCCAGTATTTTGTTCCGCTTGTGAATTTGTTCGCCGGAACGTCGTAATACTGGTTTTCTCCCGTGACTGTCGCAAGGGTATTCCACGTCGTGCCGTCGGCGGACCACTGCAGATTCGCCTTGCTCTGCGGCGTGCCGGTGGAAATGATGTGCTTCCACGAGAAGCGGTTGGCGATTGTCGCGTCGATGACGATGCCGGAAGGGGAGACGGGCTTGGCCGTCGGGGTAACGTCTGTTGTCGTGATCTCCTGCCATGCGGACGTCGTTGTCGTGCCGCTGTTTGCCGTCACCTTTACGCGCCATTCGAGCGTCCCGGACGGGAATGTGTTTGCCGGTACCGTGCAAGAGGTCGTCGAGCCAGATACGCTTATCGTTTTTGATGTGCTTGCGTTTTTTACGCGCCACTCAAAAACAGCGGAGGTTTGTTTTATCTCCGCGAAGCACGTCTGTGTGAGATCTGTGTCGTCAGTGGTATCCCATGTAAATGTATTTTTTTGCGTTCTGTTTACAAAAGCCCCTGCCGACGGTGCAAAATTCTCCGCCTTTATTCCTACATTATCATTAGAGTATTCGCACTCAAGGAATGGCTTGTATGATGATTTTGCACCATAAAAAATCGCCTCTGATGCGTGTCCTTCTCCGCCCGTTATAAATGCGAACAAAAAGCCGTTGCGCAGACCGTGTTCAAGTCCATTTTTCTCCGCTGCATTGTATTGCGACATTGTGAATGTCACCTGCGCCTGTACAACTTTATTGAGTTCGTTCCAACTTGCCGACCCGCTTGTTGATCCATCTTTCAACTGCTGCGGCTGCGTCGCATATGTCGCCGTACTTACATCAAGCGGTTCTTTCAGCCCGAGCGCATAGGCTGATATATACGCTGCCCCCCAGCTCCCCAATATGCCTTTCGTTGGCATTGCATATAGCACAAGCTTAACCTTTGTAATGCGTTTGTACTTGTACGCTGCTGCCGGTTCTCCGAATTTCAGTAGTATGTTGTCCCACCCTCCGAACGTTCCGGAATTGTTTGTAAACGGCTCCACAAACAACTTGTATTGCGTAAGATCCGAGAAGTTCGTGTTCGGATAGTTTTTCGCGACTGCTGTTGATCCACTCGCCGGTACTGTAAAGGTTGCCATTTACTTCGCCCCCATTCTGGCTGTGATGCGTGCGTTTTTGGCGATGCGGAGGATGGTGTCGAGGTCGTCCACATGATCAACGTAGACGGTGGTGTTGTAGGTATCGCCGGAGGTGTAGCGCGTTTCGCTGGCTGTCTGGATGCGGGAGCCGGACGGCAGGAAGATCCGCTCAAGGCCGTTTTCGTTCACCCGCGTCCAGCCGCCTCTCCAGTTGTCCGTGCCGGCGGCGTTGCCTCCCAGATAGCGGCGTATCCATTCGTCCTCCGTGATGCCGATGGTGGACGGATCGCCGCGGGCGATTGCGTCCTCGTAGGCCTTGGCGAGATCTGCCGCGCTCTGCCCCCACTGCTGCGCTGTGTAGCTGTCGAGCAGATTTTGGTAGTTGTTTCCGTTTCCGCTGGAGTAGCCGAAACCGAGCGCGTGCGTCATCTGTCCCCAGCCCTCGCTGATGTGGCCGGTGCTGAAGTTGATAACGCCTTTTAAAAGCTCCGCCGCGTCGGCCATGAGCGCCATTACCTTTGCGAGTGGCTGCAATGCCTTGGTCAGCGCCGGGACGCGGTTGTTGGAAAGGTCGGACATGGGATTGAGGATATCGCCGACGGTCTCAAGCAGCATGCCGAAGGCGTCGACGATGCCGGAGTCCTTGAGCGCCTTGCCTCCGTCCTTTACCATGGTGGTCACATCGCTGTAGAATTCTTCGAGGTACGGGGCGAATTCGGCTGACAGCTGGTTTTTCACGCCCTCCTGCGTGTTCTGCAGGCGGGCATAGGCGTCGTCGACGGCCTGCAGGGATTTGAGCGCGTCCCTGTCGAGGACATAGCCCATGTCGTGCGCTTCCTGCGCGTACTCCTGCATCTTCTCGCTTCCGAGCTCGATCAGCGGGTTCAGCTCCTGTGCGGACTCGGACATGAGATCCATAGCCAGTGCGTCCCGCTCGGTCTTGTTTTTCATCTCGCCGAGCGCGTCGATGGTATCGTAAAATACATCCTGCGCGCTGCGGAGGCTGCCGTCGGTGTTTGTAATCTCAACTTTCAGCCGCTTGTACGCCTCGTAGGCGTCACCCGTACCGGTCGCGGCCTCCTGCATCTTGTTGGTGGTTTCCTTGAGGCTGTCCTTGATACGGTCAAAGGAGACGTCCGTGAGGTCGGCCATGTAGTTAAGCTCCTGCACGGAATCGGTCGTCGTGCCGGTCACGGAGGCGAGCGTCAGCAGATCGTCCGCATTCGAGGCGGCTTCCTTCGTCATGGAGATCAGCGCTTTTTCCGCCTTGACGATCGCCGCAGCGACGGCGGCAAATCCGCCCGCAACTGCGACTGTCGTAGTGTCGAGCTGCAGCATGCCGTTCATGGACGTTTTCATGCTGTCCGGCAGCTGGATCCCGAGCTTGGAGGTCAGGCCGTTCACCACGTCGCCGAGGTTGCCCATGCCTTTCCCGGCTTCCTCGGCCGCATCCCTGATTTCGCCCATGCTCTGCGCGGATTCCCCGGTTTCCTCGTTGGCTTTTGCCATCTGCTCGGTATTGCGCTTCAGCTGGTTCTCCATTTTGTAGAGCTCGGCTTCCGCGTTTGCGAGCTCCTTCTCCCAGCGGCTGGTTTCTACCGCCCCGATCTCATAATACTCTGCTGCGTTTTTAAAGGCTGATTCCAACAAATCTACTTTGTTGGCCTGCTGGATGATTTTCTGCGTTAAAATGTCATTCTTTTTAGCCATCAAGTCCGCAGAATCCGCACTATCTTCGTATTCTGCTGCGACCTTCCGCATTTGGGCGTCCAGTACGTCTATGCTGGCGTTGAGCTGATCTATTGATTGTTTGTACTTTTGCTCTTTGTCGCCGCGTAGACTTTCGCCCAGCTTGTTCGTGCGCTCAGCCAGATCTGCCAGACCATCCGAGAAGTTGTCGGCAGCACCACCTGCCGCCTCCAGCTTAGACGTGTTGTCAGCCAATGCACGCTCCATTTTTACAAGAGCGGCTTCGGCATTGTTCAGTTGCTGCTGGTACTTTTGGGTTGTCGTGTCGGATATGCCGTAGGCCTTGGCAGACTTCTGCAGCATCTCCTGCAGCTGCTCAACCTTATCACGCTGCGTCAGGATCTTCTGGTTCAGAACCTCGTTGATCTCTGTCAGGCCCTTGATGCTGTTTTCGTTCCCGGCATAGGTCGTGTTAAGCAGTTTGATCTTGCTGTCCAGCGTTCCGAGCGCGGCGTTGATCTCGGAGATCCGCTGTTTATACTCGGCCTCGCCGTCCAGTTTGATTTTTGTGCTAATGGTGGCGTCAGCCATTTAAAGTCCCCCCGATACAAGATAATCGTGCAACGATAAGCCGGACGGCTTATCCAGATCAACATATCTGCCGTCTGGCATTGCCTGAGATGCAGACCGGCGCGGCGTGGCAAGGGAAAAGTATTCCCGATAGATTGCCATGCACCGCGCCGGCGTCATCGTCCTCCAAAATACAGCCTCATCGTTGTGCAGGACGTTGATCCAAATGTTTAGGTACCACGCGAATCGGATGCTGTAGGGTTCGGCTGCGTGGTCTGTTCTTTTTTTTCGCCGGATTCCTCCGACTGATTTTCGGCCGGACGCTCTGTGTCCGGCTCGTAGACCGCCTGAAAGATCATTTCAATGATTCTGTCAGCGATTTCACCGAAGCGCTTGACCGTCATCATCTTGCCGACATCGCGGCTCGTAAAGCGTTCCGGCCAGCCCTGGTCGTAGGCGTACTCATTCATAGCGGCGGCCACTGTCTCAAGAATGTTTTTCATGGTGCGCTTCCGGGACAGCAGCGGCTCAAGCGTACCGCCGTGCAGCTCCTGTAGGTCTGCCAGGACGTTCATGTTGACGTAAAGCTGATAGGTTTTCCCGCCGTGCTCAAACGGCAGGGGTTTCGGCTGTAAGTACATGACCGGCCCCCTTACGCAGTCTTGCCGAGAACGGCGTCGCAGTACGCTCTTGCATCCTCCTCGGAGTCGCAGGTAGCAATCTCAACAAGGTTGTCGAGAGCATCGACGAGGAATTCGCCCGACGTGACCGGCGTATTGAACGTGATGGTCTCGCCGAGAGTCTGGTAGACATGGCTGGGCGGCCCGAAGAGCGCACGGCCAATGAAAATGCAGGTGAATTTCTCCGCGCCGTCGATCATGTCGGGCGCGTAGAACGAGACGCCGACATACTGACTGGTGGACGTCTTGCCGTACCGGACCACACTGATGGATTTTGTCTTGACGGTTCTGGTCGTTTTTACTGCCTTGTACAGCAGCACCTGCGCCGCCTCGGTGATATGCTTGACGCCGAGCGAGATCGTGCCGCCGGTCGCCTTACGCATATACTCAGCGAGGGAGCTTTCGGCATACAGACGGCCTTCGGCGTTGCGCAGCTCGAAGTTTGCCGTCATGGCGTCGCCGACCTTTGTGACGTCACTGTAGGTCACAGTATTGCCGGAATCGGATTTCGTGTATTTTGCGGCCTGAATGTACCGCAGATCATATGCAGGCATAGGCTCCTCCTATCTGTTCAAAATGTTAATTGCTTCTTTGCGCATGGCTTCATTTGACGCCGCACGCGCGGCCTTTATGGCCTGGTTCCAATAATGGTCAGCTTTGATCGCGCCGCCTCTTCGCTTCCAAAGATTACGCGATTTTCGGCCATAGTTGAGGACAAAGCCCTTGATATTATAGGGCTGCTGCCGCGCGTCCTTGCCGCGCAGCGTGACGACCATATACGGGACATCCTGCTTGTCGCGCTTGACGGTATTCGGGCGGACAATGTGCCGGTATGTCTCACCAGTGCGGCGGTTGTGGCCAGCGGCCACATAGGCGGATTTTACGCTGTCCAGCAGAACGTCCGCGCCGGCAGACAGAATCGTCTTCAGGTTCGTATCGGTAAAAAGCCGATCAGCTTTCAATTCCTTGATGATATCCTGCGCCTTTACCTCGGCTTCAAATTCCGCCATGTCAGATCACCTCAAACGGGATATCCGTGTAATACGTCATGGTCTGCTCATCGAAGCTCTGCTCATCCTGCCCGACCGCGACGCGGCCGGCAATGAGCGCGGCGATGATCTGCGCCGGCAGCGGATCGTTTTCCGTCTGCGTGGCCACTGTGACAACGCCCAAATTGACCGTGCAGATCGGCGCGCCCTCCGCCCGTTCCGACCGCGTCCCGGTCGGCGTCCAGACGACATAGCGCTCCTCGCTCGGGCTCGCCTGCACCTTGTAAACGCTGACGTCCTCCGGAACGACGGTGTCCAAAATGGACTCAATCTTCGAGTAGCTCATATTTGCCCTCCGGCTCGGTCAGGCTCAGCGTCGTACATGGCAGGCCATTGTCGTCGTGCCCGTACTGCGCCTGATCGATCTTGTAGATGTGGCGGCCCTCGTAGCCCGTCAGGCTGACATACTGATCGGACGTGATCGGCGGCTCATCCATGCCGCGCGGGACGCAGACGAGCTTGACGATCTTGCTGTTGGCCTGCTTGCCCGCGTAGTAGCGCGAGGCATAAACCTCCTGCTCGGCGTAATAGTACGACGTACCGGGGCCGAGCTTGGCCAGCAGCGGCGAGGAGCCGGGGCGAAGATCATGGACATCGAGAATCTGATCGTAGATCATGGTGATACCTCCTGCATCTTCTGCTGCAGCAGCTTATCGTGCAAATACGATCTGAGGCCAGACGGCAGCGGATTGTCCGCGGTCGTGGCGCGGCTGCGATACATCCATGCGGCGACGCGGGCGACGAGGCCGTTATCCTCATCGCTCGCGGAATCAAGCGTAATACCCTTGGTTTCGATATACCGGGCAGCCTGCGCAAGCAGGTTGCCCAGATATGCGGCCTGATCGTCGCTGATCCGCATCAGACCGAGATCCACGCAAAGCAGGTCGATTTGCCTCGACGTGTTCACACAAGGCTCAGACAATCAGGCCGCCTCCTTTCTTACGCGCCGGCCGTGCAGGTCGCAGAGCCGAGCTTGACAGCCTTGCCAGCACTGTCGATCTCCACGACCGTGATGACATTCCCGGTCGCGGCTGCGACCGCAGCCCCGGAGGTCATCGCCGTCCAGCCGGTGTCCAGCTTCTCACCGGCCTCGACCGACAGCGGAGCGCCCGCAAGCTTATAGCGGAGCTTGTTCGCGCTGGCATTGCCTGCGACCGTAACGGTAGTCTTGCCGGACGCACCGGCCGCCGTCGTGACGATCAGAGCGCCGAGGCCCTCGTTGATGTAGTCGACGCCGAATGTGGTGGTTGTCTTCGGCGCGGTGTTTTTGTAGTTGAACAGAACAAACGCTTCGCCGATCGCCGGTTTGCCATCGTAGCGGGCAAGGCCCTTGAAGCAGGTCATGTTCTGCCGCCACTTGACATTTACGTTGGAATCGATGACCACGCCCTCGCGCTGAGACAGGCTGTACAGCGAGCCGAAGCCGCCGCAGACGTCATAGTCCTGCATAAACTCAAGCTCGACAAACTCGCCGCCAATGACCGGCATTGTACCGCTCACACCGGCGACCAGAGCCGCAGCGGCATTAAAATTCAGACTGCGAGACACGATATCGAGGTGCGTCTTGCGGTTGCAGAACCACACCGCCCGGCCATCCGAGTAATTCGGGGACGGGACGCCGGTCGCTTCGCAGAGCTTCTGGAAAAACTCCGCGCCGTACTTCGCGCCGAGATCCAGCTTGAGGACGTGGCTCTCGTGCAGATCGGTAAACGTGCCCTGATTTGCGCCCCACCATTCCGGCTTGGACGTCGCGGCCAGGCGGGTGATGATACCGACAGGCATTTTCGTTCCGGTGCCGTAAATGCAGGCTTTATCCAAGCCCTTTGCAATGGCGGCAGCCAGATACTGCACAACGGTCGTCAGCAGCGACAGGTCAGTATCGTCAGACAGCACATAGTTCGGAAGAGCAAGATAGCCGCCGATCATAAAACCGTCCATGGTCAGCTGGTAGAAGTTGATATCCAGCTCGTTCATAACCGCATCCATCTCTGTCCAGATGGCTTCCGGCGCGACACCGGCGATGTTCTGGCGGCTGGTACCGCCGACGGGCTGCAGGGAAATGTGCGGCAGAACGCGAGAATACTGATAGGTCAGATCGCGCAGCATCGGCAGCAGGTTATCGGGGATACCGAGCTCTGCGCCGCTGGCGCTGCGCTGCGACGTGCGAAGGGCGCGGATGTTGGACAGGAAATCGCGGGTTTCGGGGGCCTGCAGCAGAGCGTCGCGCTCCTGGTAGGTCAGGCCGAGCCAACGGCGCTCGGGGTTGGTCATGGGCATGGTGTTATTACTCCTTTCTGCTGCCGGTGCTGCCGGCTGGCCTGCCGCCGGAGGCGGCGTCTGGGCAGCCTCAAGGCTGCGGATTTCTTCGGTCGTTGCGTCAATGCGGGTCTGCAGCTCTGCGATGGCCACGACGTTTGCGTTGCGCTGCTGCTCAAATTCGTCGATGGCGGCATCGACAGCGGCGCGATCCTCTTCGGTCTGCGCGGCAGCAATATCCGCCTCAAGCTCATGCTCGCGGGCCGCGAAGGCGTCGCGTTCGCTGACCAGTGTTTCCATCTGCGCCTGCATACTGCGCAGATCCTGCTGGCGTCTCAAGATTTTAAGTGCCATTGTTACCTCCAAGTTTCTTTCTTGCCGACGCGCGCCATGCTTCGCAGCGGCGCCGGTTGATTTCCTCCAGATCCTGCTTTCTGGCCGATACGCTCGTTTCGGTGTACGCCGGGAATGTGCAGACACTCACCTCATACAGCGGGTCGACCTCCTCGATTTCCCAGCGATACTTGCCGCCGCCGAGATCGACAAAGGTCTCGCGCTTGATTTCAAAGCCAAAGCTGCACTGATCGACGTCGCCGCGCTGGACCCGTGCGTACAGATCCATTGCCGAGCTGTCCTGCCGGTTGATCTTGACGGATCCCCACAGGCCGCGGGTATCCTGCCGCAGTGTCAGCGTGCCGGGCTTCGTGCGGCCGAGCACAAGCGTAGTATCGTGGTTGATAAGGGCGCGAACATCACCGGAAACGCTGGTGTCAAAAGCGCCGGGCTTGACGATCTCGCTTGCGCCCTCCCAGAGCGGATACTCCGAGTTAAAGACGGCAAAATAGCCTTCGATATAAAGATCGTCAGCCGCTTCGCGGGTGGTAAACTGCTGCGAGCAGCTGCGGATCTGGCGCGCAGTGCGCTCATTCGCCATTGCCTTCGCCTCCTTGCTCCAATTTTTTCTGATTGCCAATCATATTGGCCGGGATGTAGTTCTCAAGGATAACGCGCTCATCCAGCCCGTCTACCGGGGATAGATCCAGCCAGTCGCGGCTTTCGTTGCCGCTCATAATGCCCTTGACGTACAGGCCGGTGGAAACATCGGCCAGATCCTTGAGCGTGTAGCTGTACAGTCGGCGGACGGACATCTTAAAATACCAGTCCGGAGACAGCAGCAGCTTGCGCGTCAGCTCCGAGCAGATAATGTTCGCGATGGACGTCGCCGTTGTCCGGATCATGTGGTTGTGGTCGGCGTCGGAGTAGTTGCCGACGCCCAGCATATACGGCGTCACACCGACGATTGCTGCGACCTCCCGTTTGTCCAGTTCGACGCCGTCCTTGAGCGCAAGATCCGAAAGGCTCAGCGGTTTTACCTGCTGGATGTCCATAAGTTCCGCCGGAATGATCCACGGCGCGCCGGCCTCGGAGTTTTGCAGATACTCGGACATCAGCCGCTTGCGGCCCGCTTCGTCCGAAAATTCGTCGGAAAGGCCGTCGACCTTGACGATGACGGACGGCTTCCATTTGTCGGACATAAAGCCTTTTTTCGTGGCGGACGCTTGCCGGAGGTTGCCGGTCACGTCCCGCAGGCTTGCCCGGAGGCCAAGCCCAAGCCACGGCTGATCCGGGTCGGGCCTGTACTTAAAGTGCAGCACATCAGCAGGGTCGTACACCTTTCCGCGCCACGTCACAAAGTAGGTCAGGCCGCCGTCCGCGCTGGCCACTGTCGCGCCCGGCATCGGGGTCAGGTCGACCAGTAGGCCGCCCTGCGTCTGCGGCAGGACGAACGCGCTGCCGCACGGGGAAAGAAGCATTGTTTCAACGATCCATTCAACCCAGTCCTTTCGGCCGCCGTACCGCCATGGATGAATATCGACGAACCGGCTGAGTTCATTGCGGACGCGAATGTCGCCGTTCTCTGCGTTGCGGAACAGCTGAATCGTCGCGTTGCTGACGATATCCGCCAGCCCTCCGACCGCTGCCAGAACATCAGGGCTGTCAACCAGCCGCCGGTACCCTGTCACAGCCAGCGTGTCAGAATTGGACACCAGCCACTGCAGGCAGGACTGGTCGCTTGCAGCGCTGCGGCGCTGCGGTTTCACTTTCAATCGGCATCAGCCTCCGTTTCATGCTGGGCACTGCTGTACCAGCCAGCGCCCTTGCTGCTCTCGCTCAGATCATTCAGATAGGCGCAGGCCGCGAAGACCGCGCAGTCAAACACGTCAATGCGCAAGTTCGGCTCGATTTTCTGGTACTGCACCATGTCGTCAGCTTTTTCAACACCGGCGACGTTCTGCACGCAATACTCCATCGGTTCAGCGTGCATATAGTAGAGTGTGCCTTGCTTCGCGGACTTTTCGAGATAGCGGAACCCCTCGGATTTGAGGATAAAGGTTTGCATTTGCGCCTTGACCGGGAAATGCTCCTTTTTCATCTCGACGAAATACTCGCGGCAGAATTTCGGATCGTGTCCGATGCGGCGAAGCCTGAAGCCTTCGGCGCGGCGCTTCTTGAACCAGCGGACAATGTCACTGTAATTCGTGACTTTGTCGTTGGTCATATCCAGCCAGCCATCGTCTTTCCAGCCAAACAGCGGGATTTGATCCTTGTTGGCCTTGATCTCCGCCGCTGGCCGCGGGAACCAGCAATGCGGGATGATGATATCGACGCCCTTGTAATGGCCGAACAGGCAGCAGGCTGTCAGGTCGTGCATCTTGGACAGATCCGCGCCGCCGTACCACTTGACCGGCAGACGCGCGAGCTGCGCCAGCGTCCAGTTGTATTTCGCGTCGGACTTGCGCCACTCGGCAATATCAAACCAGGCGCGCAGAGCCGTCGTGAAGACGTTGAGCGAGGTGTTCAAAAACTCAGGACGGAGCTGCGGATCCGCTTCGGCCTGCGCGGCATCGTTAATCATCTCCTGCGGCCGGATGCTGTAGCCCCAGCCGGGGCTTGCTGCTTCCAGCGCCTTCGGGTCGAGAAGATCGACATCGCCGTTCTCATTGGTCGGGGCTTGTGCAATAAAGATAAAGATCCCATCCGCATACGGATCCTTGATTGTGCCATTGAGGATCTTTTTGCAGAATTCCACGCGCTGCGCCAGAAAGCCCAGCGCATTATCGCCGCCGGAAGAGATAATGATGCAGAGTTTGTTCGTGTAAGCCTTCATCGCGTCACGCAGCTTCTGAAACTGCTTCGGCGACTTATACACGTGCGCTTCGTCGCAGATGACGATGTTGGCATTAAAGGAGTCCTGTTTGTCCGGGTTCGCGGCCAGCGCGTTGATGGAGATAAATCCGTCGCCGATATCGCCGACAATGGAGTGCTCCATGTTGTTGTCCGTAATCCGCAGGCCGCGGCCCGCATCCTCCTTGACGGTCGCGCCGAGTCGCTCGACGTTGTACTTCAAGAAGTCGAAGCCTTCCATTGCCTGCTTGAGCGCGCCGCCAACCTCGTAGACCTTGGAGCCGGATCGGCGCTCATACAGTGCCAGCGCCCACGCCAGCGAGGCGGCAAACGTGGTTTTGACGTTTTTTCGCGGAATGAAATCAAGCGCCTCCTTGAACCTCCGTTCATTTGTTCCCTTGATGTAAAACCCCATGATGTTGAAACAAATGAATTTGTGATAGGGGAGCAGGTAAAATGGAGTTCCGCGCAGGGGTGTCGCGTCCAGAAATTCACCCTGTTGGTGGCAGAGCATCGTCTCGATGGTGGCAATGATCTCGCAGGCCGGCTCCGGGCGGAAGTCCCAGCGGCAGGACGCCAGGTCGTTGAGATAGCGTCGGCATGCCAGGACAATCCACTCGCAGGCAACAATCTCGCCGCTGAGCACTTTATCGACATAGGCGTCAACGTCGCGCTGATACTCTGCCGCATGTTCGACGGCGTAGTCATGCGCATCGGAAAGCAGCTGCTCGATCTTGGACTTGTCAGTGCTTGCAGTCTGCTTGCTGCGGGCCTTGTTCAGTCCGGTCGGCGTCAAGCCCAGCTGATTGCGCAGGCCCGTGACCGTCGCGCGGAGATTTTCAACGACCGTCCAGTTTGGATCCTTCGCCGTGTACTCGCCGCCGGTCTTGTTGGTCAGGGTCGCGACCATCAGGCCGCCCGCTTTCTTCCACGCCTTCTCCGCGCGGCTGAGCTCGCGCTCCGTCTTGGCCAGCTGCTTGATCGTCGGCTCGAAAATCTGGTTGTAGGTGCCGACGGCCTGCATATCGGCGCGGATCATATCCTCTCTGGCCAATTCATCACCTCAAGTATTCTCCGGCCGGCTTCTCCAGGCGCGGCGATGAACCGCGCCCAGCGTTTCCACACGAGGGCCGGAGGAAAGAGGACAAACCTCCGCGCCTGGAGAAACCGGTCGG